CATGTGCTACATATAAAACATTACAGACAGCAAAAGGTATCATCATATCAAAATTAAACAAAGTAAAAACAGAAAAGAATACTTTATCTGTGGGTGTGCAATTAAAAACATATTTAAATAGTTTTATTCGTGCCGCAAGTGATTTACCAAGTACAAAAGAAACAGCAAGTAAATTTAGAGAGTTTTATAAAGAGAGGACACAAAAAGAAGTAGATAGAGTGAAAACTGAAAAGTCAAAAGAAAAGTATCAATTAATACAAGATGCTGGTTTAAAGTTTATTGACAATCATAATGAAAGTGTTTACTTTGCATGTGCTACATATAAAACATTACAGACAGCAAAAGGTATCATCATATCAAAATTAAACAAAGCAAAAAGTATTGGTACATTTAAAAGAACAGATAATGGTTTACAAGCAACAAATCCGGAGGGTTATGTTGCAGTAGATAAGAATGGTAAAGCAGTAAAACTTGTGGATAGATTAGAGTTTAGTATTCAAAATTTTACAGCTGCAAAGAATTGGGAAGACGGTTAATGGAAAGATTTATTATAAAAGAAGGTTTATACGATCCAGGTATCTTCAAGGCATTCTTTCTTGCCGGTGGTCCTGGTTCTGGTAAATCATTTGTCACAAAAAATATTACTGGTGGTCTTGGTTTAAAAAATGTTAATTCAGATACAGCATTTGAAAAGGCACTAAAGAAAGCAGGTTTATCTTTAGATATGCCACCTGAAGAAGAATACTTTAGAGATTTAATGCGTAGTAGATCAAAAAGATTAACAGCAAAAAGATTAGATTTATATATTCAAGGTAGATTAGGTTTGGTTATAGACAGTACAGCAAGAGATACTAATAAAATAGAAACAGGCCTTGCGGCATTGAAAAGATTAGGTTATGATTGTTATATGATATTTGTTAATACAAACTTAGATGTAGCATTAGCAAGAAATGCTAAGAGAGACAGAAAAGTACCAAGAGATATTACAATTAAAAGTCATGCAGAAATACAAAGAAACATGGGTAAACTACAAAGAGTGTTTGGTATGAAAAATTTTTATGTAATTGATAATAATGAATACAACCAAAATATTTTAGATGATTCGTATAAACTAATTAGAAAGATAGTAAAGAAACCTATTGATAATTACACAGCTAAAATGTGGTTGAAAAAAGAAATAGAAGCAAGAAAGATAAAAGAAGATATTAAAATACCAATCAAAGTTGGTGATACAGTATTAGGTGGTAAATTTAAAAACAAACGTATCACAGTAAAAAAGATTGGTAAGAATGAAAAGGGTGATATTACAATAAACGATAAATCAATATTGAGAGTAAGGATACCAAATGAAAACGCTTAAAGAATTATTAAAAAAAGATACAGGTAAAAGCACACCTGTGATGTTTGCTTTTGGTAGATTAAACCCGCCAACGATTGGACACCAAAAACTTATAGAAAGAATTATTACAATAGCAAAAAGGGTTAAAGGCCTACCCGTGCTATATGTGAGTGCAAGTCAGGATAAAAAGAAAAATCCGTTGACAGTAAAACAAAAAGTGGATTACTTAAAAAAAGTATATCCACGAGGCATAAAAATACTACCAGCAATTGGAAGTGAACGTACATTTATGGAAATATTAAAAAATAGATTTGATAAAAAATTTACTGATGTTTATATGATTGCAGGAAGTGATAGGGTTGCTGAATTTAAAAGGCTAATTAAAAAATACAACGGTAAGGACTATACCTTTGATACAACGGAAGTCGTAAGTGCTGGAGAAAGAGATCCAGATGCTACTGGCGCTACAGGAATGAGTGCGAGTAAAATGAGAGAGTTTGCAATGAATAACGACTACACTAGTTTTAAACAAGGACTTATCACAGGCACCAAGGAGAAGGACGCTATGAAATTATTTAAAGACTTAAAAAAGGGCATGGGAGTGAATGAGACTATGGCACCAGAAGATGATGAATTGAGAATGATTAGAGAAAATTATCACAATAACGAAATATTCAACATGAATGATATGGTAGAAAATATTAATAATGGCAACATAGGTAAGATTATTAAACGAGGACCAAACTATGTACAGTATGAAATGGAAGATGGTGGAGTAGAAAAAGCATGGTTAAATGAACTTACACCCGCAAATAATATTGATACTGAACTACAAGTAGAAGATGTTGATAAAAAGAAATTGGTATTACAAAAGAATGCTAATCAATTAAAATCATTTAAATCTTTAGAAGAAGAAATCAATTCAGCTAAAGACGCACAGAAAAAAGGCGTTGAAGATGAACAAGATGAAACTGAAAAAGATGAGAAGAAAGATAAGAAAAGAAAGTTACCTATTGAGACACCAGGTCAACCAAAGATTGCAAATGTAGATAGTTGGTCACAAGGACCAGATCAAGCAGATCAAATTAAAACTATGAGAACTTTTAATATTAAAACACCAGGTCAAATAAGAGATTATGGTAAGTTAGTTGGTGATCGTAAGTTTCAAAAATTTGAAGAAGTTGATATTGAAGAAGGTAGAGTTAAAGAAGTAATGATGACTGTACATAATGTTCTTAAAAAAGAAGGTGGCGCTGCTGGATTTGATGTTATAAGAAAGGCTGTGAAAAAAGAAGACGGCATTAATATAACAAAAGATTCATTAAAGAAATTGCCTGGTGTTAAGATGCATAAATTTGGTGATTTTGTTTTAGAGAGTATGGAAGAAGGTATCAAGCCATATGTTTCTATGATGAAGAAAGATGTTCGTGGTCGTAGAGTAATGCATTATCGAGTTTTAGATAAAGATGAAAAAGAAATATTAGTAACTACTGATCAAAAGAAAGCAGAAAAATTTTTAAAGAAAAATTATAATAAACTTAAAACTGGCTCAGTAAAACCTATCAAAGAAGATACGATTGAAGAAAAAGGTCTTTGGCATAATATTAATATGAAAAGAAAGCGTGGCGAAAAAATGAGAAAGAAAGGTGAGAAAGGCGCACCTACTCCTCAACAAATGGCAAGAGCTAAAGCTGCGAGTGAAGATCCAGAAACTAGACAAGATCCAGACGTAAAAGATAAAAAAGGCACACAGCCTGCAAAGTATTATTCTGGTGTAAAATCTAAATCTACAAAATCAGCTAGAGACGCACACTTTAAAAAAGGCACAAAGATGGATGATGACAATCCTGCTGCATACAAACCAGCACCAGGTGACGCTAGTGGAAAAACTAAACCATCTAAACATACACTTGCCTTTAAGAAAAAGTTTGGTGAAGATGTAGAACAAGAAATCAAAGATATTAAATCATGGTCAGAATTAGATGAAACGATTGAACAATACAAAGATGAGTATGGTACAGATTATAGAGTTAAACTAGATAAAACTGTATCTGAAATGTTTGACGAGTTGTTATCTGAAAACGAAGGTGTAAAAAAGAAAGCTGCCAAATCAGGTATGCCTTATGGTATATTGATGAAAGTCTATAACAGAGGTATGGCTGCATGGCGAACAGGTCATAGACCAGGAACTACTCCACAACAATGGGGTATGGCTAGAGTTAATTCATTTGTCACTAAATCAAGTGGTACTTGGGGTAAAGCGGATTCTGATCTAGCTTCAAAGGTAAGGGGTTAATAATGGATAAGATAAAAACATTAAAACAAGTTGAAGAAATAGATTTAGTATGTGAAGGTATGATATATGAACATGAACAAGAAGGAATCACAGAAGCAGAATACCAAGGAAAAAAAGTAACTTTGAATGACCCTAAAAGAGGTGGCACGAAAAAGTTTTATGTCTATGTAAAGAACGCAAAAGGTAATGTTGTAAAGGTTTCTTTTGGTGATCCTAACATGAGTATCAATCGTGATGACGCTGGTGCGAGAAAAAGTTTTCGTGCTAGACACAATTGTGACCAGAAAAAAGATAAAACAACCGCAGGGTATTGGTCATGTTATCAATGGCGAGCTGGAGCCAAAGTTGATGATTAGTATAAATAGTACACGGAGAGAAATATGAAATACAATAGTAGCATGGCAATGATCCACGAACAAATGCTTGTGGACGAATACATCAATTCAGTTTTAGAATTAGATGAACAACAATTTGATGAATACTTTGATAATCTAAGTTTAGAACAACAAGAAGAATTGACAGAAATCATTGGTAAAATTGCAAAAGGCATAGGTAAAATTGCAGTGGCTCCGATTACATTACCTTATAAAGTAGGTAAGGCTGCAGTTAAAGGAGTTGCAAAAGTAGCAACATCTAATCCAGTAAAGAAAGCAGCAGGACTTGTGGGTAAAGGTGCAGCGGCAGTAGCAAAAGGTGCAGGTAAGGCAGCAAAGGCAGCAGTTGTTAATAAACAAGGAAATGTGCGAGTAAGTACCGCAGGTAGAGCAGACGCAGCTGCAAAGAAGGCTGATCGTATTGCTAAAAGAAATCAAGACCGTGAAAGATTAAATAAAGAAAAAGAACGACTTGATAAAGAAAGACAACGTTCTAGAGACATGAACAAACAAGCAATGGATAGAGAAAAACAATCTGAAGCTTTAGATGATGATGATAAAGAAACAATTAAACCTATCATCAAACAATTGAAAAAATCAGTTACGGCACACGATAAACAAGCGAAACAATTGCAAAAAGATATTGAAGATGAAATAAATGACGCTGGAATTGATCGACTAAAACGAGATAAGAAAGCGGCACAGTTGAAAAAAGATATCAAAGCAATTGGTGAAGAAGTTGAAGACCTAGAAGAATTTACAGATAAACAAATCGAAAGATTAAGAAAAGAGTATGAAGATTTGAGAGGTAAAGAAACAGGTCTCCTTT